GATGGTCAGTTACCGACTCACTTATTGTAGGATCTAAGCCGTATGACGAGGTGCAAATAATGTCGTTGGCGAGCATATAGGTAGACGGATAAGGATCAGAAGATTTATACGGGTGTGCGGCTGGAAGTGGATTCGCCTGACCGCTTCCCCAGTATTTGTGAGCGTAATACCCTTCAATCTTTTCTCTAAGATCATCCGAAGCAGCACCTTCGATGAAGATCAACTCAGAGATAGCACCGTTCAATCTCCGTAACTGAGGGGATCCGTTTCGATCTCTTCCGAGGACAGCCATCCCGTTGTAGGTCCAGCCTCCGGTCGAAGAGTTTATCGTGATAGACTCATCGGTATATAAAGCGGTGCCGTCAACCCACTCAGACAAACTGGATGCTGTACCGATATCTTTCCCACAAACCAATACTCTCATTTCGTCGTTGCCGAGGTCTGGGTCTTGGTAGTTAAATTCATTCCCTGAGTCGTTCCTCACCCTGAGGTCGCCGCCTTTGTGGCCCCAGGTCGAGTTCCAGGCAGTGTCCCCGATGTCGTAGGTTCCCATTATCGGAGAGTTGTTAGACGAGGTATAATCTCCGATCACAGCGAACACCGAGTAAGCCGCATCGTAAGGAAGAGAGTGGGTTCCTGTGTAGCCAGTGAGGTACTGCGTTCCGTCGAAGTCGATGCCTTCGTTTGAGCCGGGACCAGTAGTAGTCTTATAGGTGGGGTACACACTTGAGGAAGTTTGACGGAAGACCGCCTGAGACTTATCCCATGATCTCCAGATGGTCACATTGTCACCATCAGATGCACTGGCAGGGGCACCTAGATCTTCGGCTCGGAAGTGCCACAGCATCTCACCGTTCTCGTCAAAATCCGAGTCGTCAAAAAGATCTTTGTTCGCAGCTCCGAGACGCATATTAAAGGCGAGAGTGCCTGATGATACTTTAGCCCTTACCTTTGTAATCGTCATTCCTGGACCGGGGGAAAAAGCGAAACTACGAACAGCCCCATGATTCACCAATGACGGCTGGCAGTTATCCACAGTGAACTCATAAACGGCCATGTCACTCTCCTAATAGCAGGGGGACGGTGATCTTGTACCCCCGCCCCCCCGCTGAGGAGGTGTGTCTTTTTTAGTAGCCTGTTCTTCGCCGACCGACTTTCCTAGTCGGTGCTTTTGATTTGGGGCGCGACGGATTCTTCTTAGCAGTGCCCTTTTTCTTCGCCATTACACTCTCCCAAACCTGAACTTGCGTTTATTCGCTGGCCGCTTCTTGGCCTTTTTCTTCTTCTTCTTCTTGGGGGTGCCAAGGTTGAGCAATGGTCCTTCCCGCTCAAGGCGAGTGAGTGGTCTAGCCGATCCTGCGCTGCTTACTGCCTGACCCAGTCTGACACCGGATGCCCTCGCACGCCCAGTCCAATCCATTGCATCTTTACTTCTGGATGCTGCTGCACTTGGCACATCATGCTCTCGGATTCGTCCCTCACCCAGGACCCCCATTGGGGCGTGAAATCCCCTTCCTGTTGCAGCATCTTTAGCCAGCAGCCCTGCCCCCCTGTATTGTTGGGCTTCTTTCTTTATCTTCGTACTCGTCTTCTTCGGTGCTTGTTTCTTCTTGGCCTTTTTCTTGGCCTTTTTCTTCTTCGGTGGCATTACAGCTCCTTAACTTACAGTCAGGGTTCCGGTGAAGGTCACATTGATCGTGTCGGCAGCGGCCACACTTGTAATAAGGGCACTGAAGTTGGCAGTAGCTAGCAAACAACCCTTGTTCGCCGTGCCGGTGTCTGTGGCATCGCAAACATACACATACGCGCCCGCAACATTCGTATGGGCCGAGCCTGTGAATCCCACATCGGTTGCATTTGCCAAGGTACACGCAGCTGCCGTACCTGGAGTGTCGGTGCTAGCCAACCAAGTAGCAGCAGTATACGCCAAAGCAAACACTCTACTGCTGCCACCAGTTCCGCCACTGAAGGTGTTGGTAGAGCCGCTGATACCGCTATAAACATCTGATGTGGCAAGGACGGGCAGACCAGCAGTACCACCACTGGAGTATTTGTACAGGCCGACTTTCGTCAAGCGGCCAGCAGCCCCCAGCTGGTTTGTTGCGTCACCAGCGGTAATATCTGCCGCAGGTCGAGACACATTCCAAATGTTTTGAGCAAACTCTAGGGTCGTCCCATTGTTTACCGTGCATTCATAAAGCAGGTTTCCATCTTTATCTAGATGCTCAATGTGGAAGAACCCAGTTTCAAATGAGCCATTGGCTCCCATCACCACGCCAGCGTCTGCTTTTCTAACCACCTGTGGAGTTGCAGAACAACTCATGTTTCCCTCGGCCTCGGTCATCTTATCTCCTTATGATAATGACATTTCAAAAGTTACTTTCAGGGTATCTGTTGTACCCACATTCACATCTCCAGCCGCAAAACTTGAGGCAGCAAACAATACTCCCGTTGTGTTTTGACCCACCGCACTCGTGTTAGCCAGGAACGCTCCCTGGATAGTCTGCGTTCCAGCAAAGGAGGTAAATGTGGCATCCGTCCAAGTAACCTTAGAGGGGGTTACCGTACCTCCGTTATCTGTCTGGGACCAAGTGCCTGACTTGCGGAGTCCAGAATCGTATCCGGTGTCAGCGATCTCTCCCCAACCGTTGACCAAGGTCACTCCTGTTTGACGGATATCAGTCGCTTGATCCGACGCGGCTATTGAAGCGAAACCTGCATCGTCAATCAATCCAACATATCCAGTATCCCTTACAGGGGTGGACAACGCAGCATCAAATCCTAGTTGCAAAATACGGGCTGCACCCTCACTCGTTAAAGTGTTGCTGGTGATCTTCTCTTGTTTGAGATTTCCATCAGCGTCATATACTCTGAAAGTAAATGTACCAATCTCCTGGATACCGATCTTCATTTAGTCTTCCCGTACTATCAGCGATAACGCTGAAAACTGGAATGTGTCACCTAGCATTACGAGGCGAGAGTTATCAAGTTCGTCCCAGTACAATAGGTTTCCACCCGTCTGAGAATCAAAGATACCTACACCCACGACAGTCTCGCCGGCGGCTGGAAGACCGATCAATAAGGTCCAGGCTACCGTCGAACTGTTCTCTATCTTCATCCGGTTTTCATCCACTGACGGAGCTGTCCAGTACGGGTCAGTCGCCATGTCGGTGAAGACGCGGATTCTCCCGTTCGTGGCTGCCCACTCAACATATCCAGTTCCGTATGTTGTAGCATCGCCATCAGTGATCGGGTTGGTGGTAAATAGTGTGACCCATGTCTGGCTGAACGCTGCTGCGGCGGAACCACGGAAACGCTCTAAGACTGTACCTGAAACAGGATTTGTCTTACCAGTCATGGGTCACTCCATTGCTAGTTAAGCGAACCGATTCGCACGATCTTTTTGGGATCCATGCGAACAGCACCAAGACCGAGACTGTGGAAGCACTGGAGCGAGTAACCGCGCTCCGGCAACTCGTCGAAACGAACCGTCATGTCCTGCGCCATGCCAAACACCATTGCACTTCTGGTGTACATATAGGTGTAAGCACCCTTGTTGGCAGTGGTTTCAGTAACCGCAGCAGCAGTGCTACCAACCGCAACCGTTTGGTTGGTCGGAATCTGGTTCGTCAGACGGAACTCGGCTCCCATGAACTGGGTGACCTCACCACTCATCAATGGACGAAGAGCGTTGAAGTCGTAACTGGTCAAGGTCGTATCGGCCAGCAAGTGGCGGGCAACTGCCGGGTGAATCGCGATGTAGACCGGATCACCAGGATTGATCGCACCGTTTTGCTCCAACATCTCACGAGCAGTCACCAGATCAGCGACCTTCAGGGTTGCGGTGGCGGCATTATCGGAAGTCAGCACTGTTCCGGCGTAAAGCCCTCTGGAGCCGAGGGTGGTAGCGTTGTTGCCTATCGACCCGGCGGGGCAATTTGCGGCGGTGGCAGTACCGGCCCCGGAGCCGCCAAATGCAAGGTCAACATCGGCTGGGCCGGTGCGGGCGGTTCCATCGATTGTCGCAGCTCCGTCGAAGGCGTTGACGATGGTCGTGTCCTTCAAGCGGCTAAAGGCAGCAGTCACATTCATGAGGTAGTTGGAATCCGGGCGAATCGAACGCAGCAAGGCCGGCTCGTCGCGAGGATCGAACAACTCCGCAAACTCGTGGAAACCAGGAGTCAGGGCGCGACGCTCAGTGACCGTCTCACTGTAGTTCTTGTCGTTCGTCTGCATTCCGAACAATTGGCCGCGATCACGAGTGGTGGTGGCAACTTCCTTGAAGGAATCGAGGTTCAGTGGATCGCCGAGTAGCGTCTCAAACAAACAAGTATCGGAAAGGCGACTTTCCATTTCCTGAGCCTTGAGCCGAATCGTGTCGGCATAGGCTTGTTTGAAAAGGGCAACATAGTTGGTGTCATTACCGGGAGTTCCCGGCCAGGAGTTACCCGTTACTGGGTATGTCATTATATATTTCTCTCTCAGCTATTGGTTTGCACAATGCCGTGAGAGTGTCCACCGAAGGAGGGTCTCCGTAAGGTTAACGATTCCTTATCGCTGTTCTTTCACAGCGTCAGGGGCCGGTCCAGGAAGGGTATCGACTCCGGTGGTCGATCATCCAGAGTCTGGAGGTTTTCGCAACATATATTTTTTCATGTTCTGCAAAGGGCGACCTCCTTGGAGTTCAGCCTCTCGGTGTTCAAAGGTACTACCTTGGGCATTCTCTAGACGGTCCACCTTCTCGTGGAGGGCAGATGTGACCAGTTCCGCCAGGGTCATGCCTGGAGTCCAGTAAACAGCGTTCCTGGCCCGTTCCACGGCTTCTGGGTCCACTATGAAAGTTCTGCGTACTTTCCTTGCCATATTAGAACCTTGGCTTTAGACGGTCGTCGTAAACGCCTTCGTAGCCAAGAGTCGATAACTCAGCCAGTAATCGGTAGTATTCCTCTCGATGAACCTCTGCGTCCTTGTGACGGGGATCTGTATGGGCAGAATCCTTCATCATCGAACGAAGCTTCTGAGCGATCTTCATCGGGTCAGTTTCGCCACCTGTATCCGATACTGCATTGGTTGGGGTCGAGTCGTCTGACATCGAGTTTCCTCTTTCTATCATCATGTCCAAGATTGCTGGATGATCCACTAGGCCAGTTTTCGACAAGACCTGCTGGATATCTGGGTTTTCTGAAGTCAGTGTATCAAGACTCCGCTTTGCAAGGGCTAGTTTCTCCTCAAGCCCCTCACCATATCTTCTTCGCGCGCCTTCCTGCCACTCTGCTCTGACCTTGTCTAACTGCTCTTTTTCCGCCGATTCGTCTCTGACCAGTTGTTCTTGGGCTACTGGGTGCAGTTTGTCCCATTGTTTTTTTGTCAGACCAGCAGCGTGGGCTGCCTTCGTGAGGGGGTCCAGGGCAGCTCTGGCCTTCTCCCCTTCTGGAAGGTCGTAACCGTGCGGGGTTTCGGGCCGGCCAAGCTTGGAATAAAACTCCCCCCACTCTTCCACCGGAGCATCTGCGTCAGGAACACGAGCCGTGGAACTCAACTTCTGACTCAACGACTGGTACGCCTTGGCGAGATCCTGAGGAGTCTTGTACTTCTTTGCTAGACCCTCATACCCTTCCCCCAGGAGGTCGCCCAATGTGTCACCTTCGATAGTAGTGTTCTCTTCTCCACTTTGTTCTTGACTCATTTTTTCAGGGTCTCCCTATCTTTAATCACGGCAGCCTCTTCGACCATCGCCAACACCTTATAGTACGCAGCTCTTAGCCCTTGCCTCTTCGCTAGGGCTGTCGGGTCGATCACCACTCGGTGAGACTCCCCAGCAATCTCCAGTTGTTTATTCAGCAACTCCTCTGGTTCAAGGGTGACCTTGACCTGAAAAGCCCGTTCCATCCATTCCAAAACTCTTTGACCTGCCGGCGTATTAAAGGCTGTGGCAAAATCTGAGATCAGTTGCCGGTCCTTGTCTGAGTATGCATTCCCCTTGTTCATTGTCCTCCAACCTCCGATGGCACCGAAGTGCCCGGTAAGTTACCTGCGGAAGCCGGGAGAGGAGACGGACCTGACTGTGGGGTGCCTCCTCGGGTCGCGGCCATCAGTTCCATCATCCTCTGCTGGGCTGCCTTGTCCGCCTTCGCTTGACGACGAGCGTTAACCTCCTCATCTGTCCTGAAGATCACCGCCGGAACATCACTCATCTCGGCGTTGTAAGCGGCAATCTTGTCAGGATCCAAGTACTCCATGTAAGCCTCGTCTTGGGTGGCTTGATACATGGCCAAGCTTCGCTCAAGGAATGCCTGGACTCGCAACGCACTCGATGCTTTTGCAGCAGTAAAGAATGGACTGGCAAACTCCACATCAATGGTGGTCCCACCCAACATATCCCCAACTTCCTCCAACTCCGGTAGCGCGCCGCCCCTTACCATGATCTGAATCACAGTGTCTATCATCGGCTGAAGGAACTCATGGTTAACCGCTTCTGCTGGAGCTGCCAGTCGCTGAATTGCTCTTACCTGTCTTTGCCTACTCTCTTCTGCACTTCTCGGCTGAGAGTCCGGCTCCTGCAATACATCACCCAAAAACACTTTTAATATCTGATCTCGGTCTTGGCGAGCAATCATATCGGCTACCCCGTAATCCGTTCCGCTCTTGAGGAACTGAGGATTCATTTTCTGCGGGGGGCGAGTCACCACGATACCGTTAGGCGCAATGTCAAGTTCAACCATGGTGTCGTGTTCAACCATGAGCGGTGGATTCAAATCCCGGCCAGCAGCAATCAAAACCTGCCGGCGAAGTTCGTTGATACCAGCAGCATCAGGGCGAGCAAGATGCCCTTTCCCACGACCATACTCCTCGCCGTCCACCACCATGAAACGAGAGATAGTATAGGGAAGGAAGTCGTAACCACCCTCTTTAATAACACTCGCAGAAGCCTCACAGTAATAGACCGAAGCCCACTTCTTGTCCGTGTTGACCGCACTGCGAACAGGACTACCGCCAGCAGTTGGGAAAACAAAATGATAGTAACGAATCAACTCCATTGGGTTGCCGCCACTCATCGCTTTACTCGCAGCTTCGCCAGCCTGACCAGCGAAATAACTGTAGGCATCTGTTGCTGGTAAGTCGAGTTCCTTGACCGCCATGATCGGCGATCCGTCTTTGCCTAACAGCCACCACATATTCCCCACCGGAACCGCTTCAAATAGCAACCCCGCAAAGGTGGTGCCGTCATCGTTCAGGCGAGGAGTATTCTCTTCAACATAAAGAGTTGAGTTGCCGAGGATCGCAAAGTCTCGTAACGCCTGGGTCGCCTGGATATAAAAGTTTGAGTCGCCCAAAGCCTCGAGAATCTTCATCGCTGCGCGGTCTAGCAACGCACGAACCTCGATGTCCGAGCCAGCCTTACGAGCCTTGAGACGCAACCAGTCCGTCGAACTGGGCAACACCGCACTCTTCAAGAAGTTCACGAATGTATCGGCAGCTTGCATCGCAGTCGTGTCAAACACCGAACCAATGCGCTTACTGCCAGGGGACTTCTTTGTGGTGATATCGCCACGGAAGGGCTGCATGAGATCGTTGATCTCCTGCCAAGTCTGCTCGTGATTGTTCCTTCTACCCTTCAGGTATCCCAACCTGAGAGATAGTTCATTTGCTAATGACATGAATCCCCATTCTAACTTGTCTATCTAGATCCCAAAAAAGTCCGTGTCCGGCAATCTGTACGGGATCGCACTACCCGTTTTCCCTGGAGTACGGGCCTCGCGCAACATCATTATCCCCTTATGCATCGCGTCAATCAAATGGTCGTCCTGCTTGGTTTTAACACGACCTGCGTCATGCCTGTACCGTCGCTTCTCCATGAGGATCTCCTGACAACTCTTGAAGATCTTGAAGCCACCAGCTTGCATACGGTCAATCACATCTTCAATCGCCGTCATGATAGCGAAAGTCCTCTTACCGTCAGGTCCAATGAAATGGGCACTGGTAGATAACATTCGCAAACCCAACTCGTCATATTTCTGCTTGATCGTTCCGCCGTTAATGAACCCTCGGCCAGCGTCGTGCGGCCAAGCACAAACCACTTCCGAAGCACCCATAGCCAACGCTCTATGAGCATACGCAAAAGTGTCCTTGCCGTGATCCTTGTATTCGCCAGTCACATACACCATGTCGTTGTCGCGGTCGTATGCCATTTTTACCAAAGCGAAAAAACCCACCCCGTGAGGAAAGTCCAACCCAATTATCTGAGGCCAGTGGGGCGGAACCTGGAAGTCGTCCATGACCAATAAATCATCCGGCATCGTGTAGATTAGACCCACACCACGCACTGGCCGGCCATGCAATCGAGCCTCTGCCAACGGGTGATTCTTGTACTTCAACATCAACGAACGACGATGGTCCTCGTCCATGTGGGTCGCGTCGTCAATGTCGTAGTTCACCAATGCACGGATACCACTGTTGTCATTCTCAAACAACAGGTACAGCTCCGTCTCACCACGCAAGGGAGTCATGGATATATCCATTCTCCCCTTCGTAGCATTCAAACGAGCCGAGAATTCGTCATACACAGGGAAGGGCGGCTCCTCGTCAATACCAATCCAGTTCAAGGTATAACCCTGGAGACGCTGCCAACCCGTCGAATACGAGAACACCATGCACTTACTCATACCGTCAAAATGACCATGCTCATCATGATGACGAACCAGGAAATAATCTATCTGATTCGCAATGCCACCACTCAACCTCACAATGTCCTTCTGAGGGTCGTAGCAGGACTCCGGGATAAATCCACTCCCACGATCCTGGAGACCCCCAAGCAAGCGGTCACACAACAAGTCACGAGTACTCTGGGCAGTCTCACCACCAATGGCCGCCTGGATCGGTCCCTTAAACTTGGGACCGTCATAGCCGTCCGGGTAGATACCAGTTAAATGATACGACGCTTTCATACACAACGCCGTTGACTTACCCGCCTGATTCAACCCAGCAAACAATGTCTCATAAGCATGAGAGTTTAAGAAATCCCACTGACGAAGATTCGGAGCAAGGCGACCGATCTTGTCGTACTCAGCACGACGAGCCAACTCACGCTCTAACTCAAACTCCGCTATTAAACCTTCTCGGTCTTGTTCATTACGACCCATTAGCCCATATCCTCAGACTCACCATCCTGAGCCTCCTCTTCCTTACCCTCGATATAAGCTATACGGGACTGGTCCGCATGGTCACGCTCCGCCACTGCTCCCAATCGGGCTTGACGACGCTCATGCAGCAATCGAACCAATTCCTCGTCACTCATGTCCGTTAACTCAGACTTCTGGGTATGCTCAATCTTCGATGCAACTTCCTTTGGCAATATGTCCTTTATCAAGAACTTTATCATGAATCCCAACATCTCCTTGCCCTCAGCCGTGGAAGGATCAGACTCCTCTACCATTTGAGGGATCTTGTCAAACAAACCAGCCTCAGCCAACTTGTTCACAAAATCACGCTTTATCTGCAAGGGCGAACGACGGTCCACCATCTCCTTCGACTTACCAACCTGAGGGCGATCCTCACTCAATCTCCACCAACCCCTCATCTCCTCATCCACTGCCACCGAACCCATCGCAACCTCATACGGAATACCAGCCGCCTCAGCAGCGTCCACAAAATGCATCCCCGATGCCATCTTCTTACCCATCACCTCTCGACGACGCTCCCGGATTAAATACACTCCAACTTTCTTCTGGCGTGAACGCTTCACATTGGGCATCTTGTGTTGGTAGGACATTGTAACCCCTTGCTGCAACCGGCAGCATAACAGAAAGGTGATCCCATGGACAACCCCGGAGAAGAAGCCGTTGAAGTAGTCATTGAACTACTCAAGGAACAAAACAAACTGCTACTCGATATCCGAAACCTCGCCGAAGACAACACCCAACTAGAAAAACTGAACGAAGAACTTCACCGACTCTCCACAGCCGTTGGACAAAATAAACAACAATCCTCCTCCTCCTCCGACGGAAGGAAATCACTCCCCACTACCTCATGGTTTCAAGAAGGAGAAATCTGGCTCTGCGAAAAACCTAACGACGCGCCCGAAGGAAAATGCAGACAATGCCAGAAACCCATCTTTTGGATACTATCGAAAAAAGGGAAGAAAGTCCCCATCTCCATGCACCCAAACTTTCCCTCTAAGTTCTCAGCACACTTCCCACATTGTGAAAAAGCCGGAGACTACTCTCCCAAAAGTTCCTATAAAAAAGAAAGCAATGACGACGGACCTAAGGTAGATCTTCCTTTCTAGTTAAACCTTGAAACTAACCAGGGACCATGGTAGAACCCCAGGGACGACACTCAGTCGGTACTTAGTTTGGGGGGTCTACAGTACCCTGCGACGGAACTCACGAGGGACTCAAAGTGAAGTTCAGCAGGTAAAGACTCTTCCTATTCTCCCTGAATCTAAAGGGGGGGT